CGCGGGTACGAAATGCCGGATTTAGAGTAAGAGGTGGGTTATTCCGTTCGCATCCAAAGCACAGCAGCGCTACATGTTTTCGCACAAAGATGATCCTAGCATGAAAAACGTGGACCTTAAAGAATGGTCGGATGCTACGGATTTTAAGAAATTGCCCGAAAAGAAAACCAAGAAATTCACGTACGTGAAAAAGGGGTAGGACCATGGCCACAGGTGTTTCTTACGAAGGAAAAGTAGTAAAAGTTGGAGATCAAGTCTCCATCATGGGAGCCGTGGTATCTATCACAGGCTCTGCCCCCAGCACAGCCTCTGTTGTTGTTGCAGAGCAGTTCGGGGTTTATCAGTTTACCGCACAAGCCAATGATCTCACCAACGCTTTGAACACAGGCGCAGGGATGGGCATGAACGGCTTTTTATTTACGACAGCAGACAGGGTTACAGCCAACGGGCAAGTCACTGCGATCAGTGGTTCCGGTCAAGCAGCAGTTTTGACTGTCACTTTGGATCATTCTCAATTTTCGGTTACCGTTTCAGCAGGATCGTGTCATAGCAACGGAGCGTAAGACAAATGTGGATGCGGTGTTGTCCGAAATGTCTGAGGATGTTGTACAAGAAGCATCTAAGCGACCACACAATCTGTATGACCTGTGGCTGGGTTTGGAGTTAGAACATGATAGGCATAGCGAGAAAAAAACACGAGGTTGATCTTGGAAGTAAAGGTTCGTTTTCTGTTCATGAGGGAGGACTTCATGAAGCGCTTGGGGTTCCCCGTGGTAAGAAATTAACGTATGCTCAGAAGCAGCCTAAGCCGGGTGACAGTGAGCACGTAAAGAGAATGAAAGCGTCGGCTGCGGGGTTTGCGGCCATGAACAAAGGTTAACTTAAAGCATCCTGAGTCTTGATCAGCTCGGGCTAGCTCGGGGGACGCTCCAACGTCCCCTTTGAGCGTCCTTGGGTATGTTAAAAGATGACAAGACGGTTCTTAAATCCGCCCTTGAATACTTGGAAAAGTACGAGCATTAAAGAGAGGCATGGAAATCAATGGCAGACGAGATAAATACAATGACAGCGAACGCACCCAGTGCACCTCCGATGCCGAAGGATCAACCAGAGAAGCCTGAAGACAGTCCGCTTGGGGTTTACGCCCCGTTCGATTGGTCTTCTGAGCCTTTCGCAGAGTTATCTGAGGATGCCAAGGGTGCTCTGATGCAACTTGACATCATCGCCACAAAGACGGACGTAGCCGCTCGTAGGTTTGAGGTTGAGCAAGCGTGGGAAGCATTGCATTTTGACCGTGGATACCAGCACCTCCTGCGAGGCAAGCAAGGCGGCTGGATTCTCCCGGGTCAAGCCTCGGGATTCGGGCCTGCATCACAGAAAAACAATAACACCATCTACGACACAAACGTGTATGGCTCCAAAGGCGACATCATTGTAGCTGCACTTTCCCGTGAAGTTCCTAAGGTTGAGTTTTTCCCGGCCAATCCCGAGTGGGGTCCAGATATAATGGCCGCAGAAGAGGCTGAGAGATTCAAAGAAATTTGGGCACGCAACAACAACCTACACGCTTTGCTGGTTGATTGCGCTCGCATTTTCTGGAATGAAGATCGTGTTTTGGCATGGACACGATACGAGCTGAATGGTCAACTCTATGGCTTTGAAGGGGACAATGAAGAGCAAGCCCCGGTAACCTCTGAAGACCTTCTTAATCCCCCAGAGGATACACCTACCGGACAGGAAGGTTTGGATTCCTTTTTAGATCAAGAGGAGTCCCCAGAACAACCTGAAGCAGAGGGGAATGAAGAGCAGCCCGAGGAAGTAGCAGCGGCACCGACCAAGAAAGCTCGTGGAAGAGAAGTAACAACTCTGCATGGGAAGCTTGATCACAAACTGCCCATAGCAGTGGACAACATCAAGGATATGCAGTTTGTTCAACTTTACGAAGACTTTGATGTGGCGATAGCCAAAGCCAAGTTCCCTTGGATTGCAGACAAGATTAAGCCGGGATCAGACGGGAACACTGAGGTCGAATTGGACAGAATTGCGCGTGAAAATACACGCCAAGCAGTCCTCGGAGCATATGTCACAGGTGACTCTTTGCAGCGTCACACTGTTGTTAAGCATACGTGGTTCAGACCATCCATGTTTATGGATGAAAAAGTCAACGATGCTGTCAGGGCAGAGTTGATGGAGAAATTCCCCAACGGGGCATTGCTTGTTAAGGCGGGAGCAAACTATGCGTTCTCTCGAAATGAGAGTATGGATGCTCACCTTGCTATTGCTCACCCATTTTCAGGAAAAGGACAAAACCGAAGATCGTTAGGCAACTCCATGATTTCGGTCCAGAAGCGTATTAACGACTGGGTTGATCTTTTGGATGACTTTTTCAAGCGCACAGTGCCAAAGAAATGGATGAACGCCGACGCGTTTGATTTGATGGCACTCAAAAATCAGACAAACGTTCCCGGCAGCACGGGAGGTTTTCAGCCGCAGCCCGGGCTTACTACCATGGATCAGTACATCATGGTTGAGCCTACGCCGCAGCCGCAACCTGCGCTGTTTGAGGCTGTTAAACTTTTCATTTTTCAACTTTCCGAAGAAATCACAGGCGCTTTGCCTTCTCTATTTGGCGCGGCTACTGGTGAAAACACCGTAGGCAACGCCGTGATTCAAATGGATCAAGCATTGCAGCGCGTCGGTTGTCCGTGGAATAATGTCCAAGACCTTTTTGCAGAGTGCGCTCGACAAGCGGTAGGTTGCGCGGCAGATTGCCGAGACGGTCAGCGTATTTCTCAGACAGTACCGGGACGGGGAAAAATTTCTGTCAACACGGCAAATCTCTCTGGAAATGTTCTTTGTTTCCCAGAGTCGAACCCGGCATTCCCAGAGTCTTGGAACCAGAAGGAAGCCAAACTCATCAAAATGGTGGATCAAAGTTCAGCCAACCCAGCTCTCCAAGCATGGTTGTTCTCTCCCCCAAACTTGCCAATTCTACAAGATGGCATACGCATGAAAGCTTTCAAGGTTCCCGGCGCATCTTCTATTACTAAGCAAAAAGCGGAGTTTGAAATTCTGCTGCGCAGCGGACCTACGCAAAATCCAAAGGTGCTGAAGATTCAAGAAGTGCTGGCACAAGCTGCTGACGACATGAAACTGAAGCAGGCCACGATGCAGCCCATACCACCTGAAGAGATGGCTATGGTACAAAAGCTGCAACAGATGGTAGCAGCCTTACCACCTCTGGTTAGCACAGTTCCTGTAGCACAAGATGAGAGCGAACTGCACACTGTTGAGGCAGGCGCGTGTTTGGACTGGTTGAACAGCACAGAGGGGCAAAAACTGAAATACGGCACACCTGAGCAGCAAGCGGCATATCAGAACGTACATCTGCACTGGACAGAGCACATGGCCCAAGCAAAGTTAATAGCCGCAGCCAATGCTCCTCCCGACAAACCACCTTCTGAGTCCATAAGCCTTGATGTTTCCAAGGCTCCCGCTAATGTGGCAATACAGGCTTTAGCAAAACTTGGAATAAAGGCTACCGCCGCAGACTATGCGCAACACAATGCTGAGCAACTCAATCAAGCAGTACAGAAAAAGGCTATTCCCGCAGCATTGGCAGCACATGACAAACCGCAAGCACCGCCCCAAGGCGGTGAGCAACCGCGTCAGTTACGACGCTAGAAATATCACAGGACTTATAAACCTGTGTTAGAGTTGGGAGCAGCCACGAACTGCTCCCTTCTCGACCTTTCGTGGAGGAACAATGCCGAACCAGTGACATCAGTAACATTCAACCTTTATGCGGTTCTTGCAACTCAATGAAAAACGATAAGACCACAGACTACAGGAGGAGCACCCGTGGCGGACAAAGAACTAGTAGCCCTGATTCAACGTCACGGCAGTACGACCCTCAACGAAGACAATAAGTTTCGTGCGCGAATGGACCCTCCCCTTGATGAGCAAGGTCTAAAACAAGCCAAAGATGCCGCAGAAAATCTCAGGGATACTGGTGTAAAGCTAGAACGCATAGTTTCCTCACCAATGTTGAGAGCCGTCCAGACAGCAGATGTTTTTGCAGAGGAGTTTGATCTGGATGTGGAGCAGGATAGGTCGCTCATAAGTTGGAATCTGGGGTTTCTTTCAGGAAAAGACCGAGACGCTTACCAACCAATTCTAGAAATGTACGTGGACAATCCAAAACTTACAATTCCAGATGGGGAACCCTTGGAAGCTCTGGAAGAGCGTACGTTTGAATACTTTGACAAGGAATTGAAAAAAGAAAAACTCACGATCTATGTTTCCCACAACAGCAATATTGTAACTTTGGAGTCATTGATCGCGGGGGACAAAGTAGGAAGGCCGGAATCCTCGGAGACCTCGGTGCAACCGGGAGGTACTTTGGCCATCTATGTAAATGACTCAGGAGAGTATAGCACCGATGTTATTTTTGGCTCAGAAAAGAAAGCAGTACTAAGTAGTTAAAGACTCAAGGAGACCCAGAATGTCAGAAAGCGTAATTGATTTCGCAAGCTTAGACTCAGCCGTAGCAACTTCGGACGCACCTGTTGTAGATGCCCCGGCAGTAGATGCCCCGGTAGTGGATGCAGACGCCTCGGTAGTGGACACAGATGCAACCAAAGATGGGAATACTGATGGCCTCAAGAAGGATGCCAAGCCTCAATTCAACTCAGATGGCACTCCTAAGGAAGAGGCAGTTGAAAAGAAAGATGATCTCCCCGGCACGGAAAAGACACCACAAGAAATTCGCAGCCTGCTGAAAAGTATGCGTGATGCGGACCCGAAGAATGTCGCCGCAGTTAAGCAACTGCATGGTGCGTACGAGCGCTGGGAAGCAGCCAAGACTCTGTATCCCGGCGGTATAAAAGAAATGACTGCGGCCAAGGAGTTCATGGGATTGGTCGGCGGTCATGAGGGTCTGGAAAAACTGCAAAACACATCAGCCGCAGCGGAAGCCAGCGACAACCAGCTATACGAAGGAAGTCCAGAACTCATTAAGAACATAGTGGACGATCTGAAAGCCCACAGCAAGCTTGATGCTCTCGGTAAATTGGCCCCAGCATTTTTCGATGCTGTGAAGGCCAACGACGAGAAGGGATACTACGCGGCTTTTGCCCCGCACTTCATCGCAGGTTTGGAATTGGTGAACATGCCCGGGGCTATTAACGGCCTAGTGTCCGCATTGAACAACCCGGCATTGAAGGATGCAGACCCAGCCAAAGCAGCCGCTGCTGCTACCAGTGTTATCGCTAAAGCAGCAGAGATTGCCGGGGGTCTGAAGGAGTGGTACAGCGGTCTCGATGCTGAGAATAAGAAAGCCAAAGAAGCGGTCGTTTCTCCTGAACGTCAGCAATTGGACAAGGACCGTGCGGTTTTTCTGAAACAGCAAGAGGAATTCAAGACCACCCAATCCACGCAATTCAAAAACAGTGTGGCCAGTGCTAACGAGAAGGACAACAACAGACTTCTTGGTACTGAATTGGCACCATTTTTGAAGATGCCGTTCTTCAAAGGCTATGGCAAAGAAAATCTGATGCCGTTGGGCAACACGATCAAGAGCAATCTCTATACTGCTTTGAAGGCTGATACCACATATCAAGCCCAGATGAAAGCCATGTGGGGGGCAAAGACTCCTGATCGCGCCAAGATTGAAGAGTACCACAAGGCTCGCGTGGCTTCCATCGCAAAGGACATCGTACGTGATACTGTCCAGAGGATGTACCCCGGATATGCAAAAGGGGGAGCAGCCGCAGGCCGTGTAGCAGCCACAGCCGAAAAGAAAGAGGCAGTGACCAAGGCCGACGCCGCAGCCGCAGCTACAGGCAAGCCTGTTTATGTGGCGACGAAGCCCGCATGGGATGCGATTGATTGGGACAAAGACCCAAAACAACACCTGTATATTCTCGGCAGAGCGTATCTGAAGGCGGGTGGGAAGCTCGTTACGTGGCGCAAGTAGACTCAAACATCTTAACCGGCGTGAGTCGGAAGGGGCGCAGGTGGTGCCCGTCTGAAAAGACATACCACCAAGAATTTTCCTATAGGAGAAAAACATGGCAACAGCAAATCCGCCTTACGCAATGAGCCGTAATGGCAAGCCCATCAATATTGGGGATCAGGTCTCCATCGTCGGAGTGGTCACAGCAATTTCTGGCACCGGCCCGGGAGCTAATGTCACAGTGCAGTGTTCTGGTGCTTTGGAAGGAGCTACCGACCCTACCCAGAATGCGTATACATACAGTATCGGAGTTCCTCTTGGGGGCGGCACTAACGCACCTTCGACTGGCGTATACGGTGCTGATCTGGCTAATGCCCAGACACTGTAGGACTTTCAAGGAGAAGAAATGCACAGTCTAATAGCAGCCGCTGTCGCCTATGTGGTGGGAGCTTTCACACCATCCATCGGTCGGAAGATCAAATCGTGGTTCTCTAAGGAGACCACAGCAGCAGTCACTACGGTGACTAAAAAGCTGTAAGAAAAAGTAGTAGTACACTTTTTCTAAATCCAAATTGAGGAGGTGACCCATGGCAATTACCCATTAGGAGGTAATTACATGCGCTCACCAGAGCAAAAGCTTGCTACCAAGCTTCGCAAGGCACACGAACGCGAGGTTCACCACGCTAAGGCGTGGAAAAAGCACCCCGCTTCAGTTCGCTACGCCAAAGCGAAGTTCAAAAAAGGTAAAAAGCGTCAGAAACAACACAAGCATGTCGCGGTTCATCTCGGCGTGCAGTAAACGCAGGTGCAGTCCGGCGCAGACAATGCATAACCGTACTGAACAACATCTACAGGAGTGCAGTGTGGCTCCGCTGTTCCCATTATAGGTACACTCGTACCCATACTGAGAACAACGGAGCTACGCCGTGATTATTAGGACAGCTCAAAAGTTTAGATTCAAGCAGAAAAAAGACAAGGCAGTGGCGACAACACTATAAATATGGGCTTGTCTAAGTCTGCTGTACTAAAGATGACTCAGCGCGTGGGACGTTTTCCACCGTGGCGTGATAGGTTCCTCAGAGCCTAAGGCGTACATCTTGTTTTAAGGAAAATAATATGGCACTTTTAGAAGCAGCCGTCGAAGCTAAAGTTTAATGGCTTCGTAAAACCTTACTAAATCGGTGGAACTCCCTAAGGGACAATACCGAGGAAAGATACAATGAAACCAGTAAACTCAGAACTGGTGTGGTTGTCATGTGCAGTAGATTTTGAAGGCTCTATAATAATGTACCCTAACTGGTCTCCCACGGGAGTTCCCACTAGCATTAGAGCTAACACTACTATACTTACAAACACAGACCTCGCATTATTGCGTTATGCTCAAAAACTTCTTAGAAAATACAAAGTTGGTAATCGGCTAGTTCCTTTGTCAAACTCTAAGAGGTGGAGCAAGAAATGGAAGAAGGCTTGGAGAGTGGAAGTATCGACTATTGACGATAATAAGAAACTCTTAGTGTTGCTTCATCCGTTTCTGATTTCTAAGAAAAAGCAATGTGAACTTGTGTTGCGTTTTCTTTCTAAACGTGACTCTAAGCACAATAGGCATAGAGAGACAACTGCACAGGACTGGAAACTTATGGCCCAGTGTCAGTTTCTCAATAAACGAGGATTGTAAATCCGTAACGACTATACGTAGGGACGCTAAAAGCGTAAGATATAGTCTGAACTGCATGGCAACATGCAGAGCCCGACAGAAATGCTCGGACCTGTTCGCAAACGACAGTAACAACTCTTGGTTGAGCTTGACGCGTTTGCAAAGGAAATTCCTAAACTATAAATTGGGAATTTAAAATCTTCTCTGATTGACTCGAACGCTGAAATGCCAACGAGGCGGAACCCTTCGGGGACCGTGAGAGACTAAGCGAGAAGACTCTGTTATGAGCAGAGATGCAATAGTCCGTGCTCATGGGAACAACAACCATGAGAGTGCAGCAGAAATGACTGCACCTAACAATTTTAACGCATCTCAGACCTCATGAATCTGAGACAGTGTGGGGCTTGCCTCAAACATGCCCTGCACGACCTTGGTAGAAAGTACAAAACTAAAAAATTGCTAAGTAACATTTAGGACCTAGTGTTCCACGGCACGACAGCATATTCGCTGTTCAAGGCCGAGGCAACCAATATCCCGGTGAGC